CGTCAAGACAAGTATCGTCGCGACGAGTCAATGACAACGGAAGAGTATGAAATTGCCCAGGTTCAAGAGCGATTAAAGGCTCGCAAGTTAACTAAGCTTGTTCGAAGGCTGCATGATGATATGGATATGTATGAGTAGATGTTGCTTGACAGTTTGCCCCCCCCCGTAAGGTACTATTGTATTAACGAGAGGGCATTTTTTTATGTCTAAATTGAGCGATCCTCTTCTGTTACTCCAAGCAACGTTCCCTCTCGTGAAAGGAGGTATTTTGACCGTTATTTTTGATTTTATTCTTAATATTTTAAAAGGAGTTGTTGCAAAATGCTTAAGGTTTATTCAATCTTGGATGATAAGGCACAGTGTTTTAATACGCCGTACTTTGCCCAAAATGACTTGGTTGCTGGCCGTTCTTTTAGTGATTTGTGTAACGATAGTCGGAGTCTTGTTAGTCAGCATCTCGGCGACTTCCACTTGTATTGTTTAGGTGAATTTGATGACGAAAAAGGTATTATTAAGCCGTATGATATGCCTACTTTTATTTGTCATGCTATGCAGTATGCTAATGTTGAAAGGAGCGGAAGCGATGGAGATACGCTCTAGATATAATGCCGGTGTTCGCGAAGGTTGGAAATCTTCTGTCCCTTCCATGACGCAGCAGCAGTTTAAGGACGAAGCAGATATTAATTATATCATTTCAATGTACGATTCTTCTGGCGTCATGCCTACGTTTCATGGTGATGGCCAGCCTGCGCAGCCTGTCTTCGGTGATTTCGCGTCACTTCCGGATAATGCGCAAGAGATGTACAATCGTATGATAGAAGCTAAAAATAACTTTGACAGTTTACCTCTGGACGTTCGAAAACGTTTTAATTACGACCCTGCTGCTTTCCTGGAATTTGCCGACAATCCGGAAAATTTAGATGAATTGGTGGCTATGGGTCTTGCTACTAAGACCGTTGTTGAACCTAATAATCATACGGCAAATACGATTGAACCTAATAATAATACGGCAAATACGATTAATAATACAGACGGTAATACTAGTGATTAGGCATTTTGTCAATAAATGTCACTTTTTCTCAGAAAAGCTGAAAAACCGCATGGTTGTCACTTTTGTTTTCAGGTCGTACCAGTTTCACTTGATGTAACTGGTACGACTGACACCAATGTTAGGTTGGTGCTTTAAATGTACATGTTAGGAGATGTATAAAAATGTCAAAAAGAGCTACTCAACATAACTTTGCTATAAGCCCACAAAATCAGATTCCTCGGTCTTCTTTCAAGCGATCTCATACAGTAAAAACTACATTAGATGCAGGTCGACTTGTTCCGTTTTATATTGATGAGGTTTACCCTGGTGATACTTTTAATTGCAAGGCGACACTTTTTGGTCGCATGGCTACGCCCATTGTTCCCGCCATGGATAACGCTTACATGGATACTTTTTTCTTCTTTGTTCCGTATCGTCTTCTTTGGAAGCATTGGAAGGAATTTAACGGCGAAAATCCGTTAGCCGGTTATCAGAGTACAGAATATGAAGTACCGCAAATGACAGCTACAGACGCACAAGTTCAAACGCTTTGGGACTATTTTGGTTTTCCGACTGATGTAAAAAATAAGCTGTCTGTAAGCGCATTTCCTTTTAGAGCCTATTGGAAGATCTATAATGATTGGTTTCGTGATGAAAACTTTCAGAATGCAGTTTCGATTCAGACCGGCGAACCGCTTTCTTCGACTTCTTCCGAAGATGATGCATATGGTGGCGATGTTACGCAGGATGCTACGACTTCGCAGTGTTTTTATCGCGGCAAGCGTCATGATTACTTTACAAGTGCTTTGCCCTGGCCGCAAAAAGGCCCTGGCGTAGAGCTTCCTCTTGGCCAGACTGCTTCTGTTTCTGGTGATTTGCCGATTACTGGTACTGTTTCTGATACTGGTTTAGGTTCTACTCCGGTTTCTGTTACTCAGTCTGGTCCTATTTTTTTTAAAGTTAATTCAGCTTATCAGCGTAGTGCCACGGTTTCTGGCTGGACTGCTGACGCTACAAAAGCCACGGTTGATTTGTCGAGTGCAACTGCAATTACAATCAATAGTTTGCGCTCTGCATTTGCGCTTCAGCGTTTTTACGAAAAAGATGCTCGTGGCGGTACTCGTTACACAGAGATTATTCGTTCCCATTTCGGCGTTATTTCCCCTGATGCCCGGTTGCAGCGTAGTGAGTATCTTGGTGGCGATTCAACACCTATTATGTTTAATCCTGTTCAACAGACTTCTTCTACAGATACTACGAGTCCACAGGGCAACTTGTCCGCGTATGCTTTAATGAATACGCGTGTTCATGGATTCAATAAATCTTTTACAGAGCATGGTATTGTGATCGGCTTATGTAATGTTCGTACTGATTTGAGTTATCAGCAGGGTATTAATAAAACCTGGCTTAGACAAACTCGCGAAGAATTTTATTGGCCTACTTTTGCTCATCTTGGCGAGCAGGCCGTTCTTAACAAAGAAATTTATGCGCAGGGTACCGAGAGCGATGACCAGGTTTTCGGCTATCAAGAACGGTATGCTGAATGCCGCTATCATCCGTCTATCATTACTGGTAAGATGCGTTCAACATATGATCAGTCTGTTGATGTATGGCATTTTGCGCAAAAATTCGATGAGCTTCCCGCTCTCAATGGTGAGTTTATTCAAGATCAGGCCAGCTATCAAGCTATTAAGCGTATTAGCGCGGTACAGTCTGAACCTCAGTTTTATCTTGATGCGTATTTAGATTTAAAATGCGCTCGTCCGATGCCGGTTTATGGCGTCCCTGGCATGCTTGATCACTTCTAGAAGGAGTTAATGATATATGAGTTTCTTATCGTCGGTTGCTGGCGCTGCACTCGGCATTTGGTCGGCTAATAAATCGGCTAATGCGCAAGCTGCAATGTCTCGTGAGCAAATGGCTTGGCAAGAGCGTATGTCTAATACTGCGCATCAGCGCGAAGTTAATGATTTACGTAAAGCTGGCTTGAATCCGGTGTTATCCGCTATGGGTGGCAATGGTGCTAGTACACCATCTTATAGCTCTCCGGCGTATACCGGTTATGGTTCTGATGTGTCTAATGGCATTAATGCGATGACCGGCATGTACTCCGCGAAGACAAACAGAAAGGTTCAACAGCAACAAGAAAAAAATTTAGAGCAGCAAAATTTGAATCTTAGTGCAGATACATATAAAAAGACGCAAGAAGGCCGTGCTGCATCAACGGAAGCAGATTACAAAAAGGCTATGTTGGAGACTCAATTAGTGCAGCTACTTGCTAATGCAAATAATTTACAAGCTGGCGCTGATTTTACAAAGGGTGTCGGCACTGCAAAAGCACAGTCTGAGATTGATAAATATAATGCCGAAACTCGGTATATTAGCGGCCCGCAAACGGATGTCGCAAATGCGACGACTGCAAATCTCGGAGCGCAGACAAATCGGATTAATGCTTTACTGCCGCATGAAATCGCGAAAATTGATAGCGATATCGAAAAAAACGTACATGAAATTTTACGGATTGATTCTGAAACGAGTTTAAACCAGGTTAAAATGATGACTGAAAAGTATGTGCAGGGTGAACTTAGCGCTCGATCGCTTGTTGAGTATTTGCAGGCTAAAGGTCAGACTGAAGATAACGCGCTAAAGTTTTTAAATCGTGTGCGCGCTCAGATAGATCTGAAACAGTATCAAGTTCAGAATCGCTATTCTGGCGTTACTCCGCAAGGTCCTTATGAACAGTTGGGCCGCATTCTTGGCAATGCGAAAGGTCTTGTTGATGCTTCCCCGCTTGGCCTTATCACGCAGATTTTTAAGTGATTTTTGTTTTTTTCCTTGATTGCCCTGATGAAATTGTTCTACTTTTGTATTAGTGGAACGGTGACGTACTGTGGCGTTTAGCCTATCATTCTTTTCTATTGACATTCTATTAGATATCTGTTAAAATACTAACAGAGGTGATAGACATGAGAAAAACTCGTAGTATTTATTGTTCAGATGATGAGTATAAGCATCTGAAGATCGCATTACGTTTGATGCGCGTTTTTGATTCGCTGTCGGTTGATGACTTGTCTGATGAACAGCGGTCTAAGTATTTCCTGGAAATCATGAAAGGAGATGATGAAGAATGAAAGTTGGTACTCCGGTCGCGTTGTTTTGTTGGCTTGTACTAGTCATTTTAGTTGTCTCCTTAGTGATTAGTATATTGGATGTTTTTTTATAAGGAGTTGATGTTGTATGAAACGACAAAAAATGAGTAAAAAAAAGAGTAATAAAAACTTCCGCCGCGGAATGACAGTTA